AACCAACCAAAATATATTTTCTTTTTTATTTTCCCTATATACGGTGTTACGCGGCTTTGAGCATCAGGGGGGTCGATGCTTTTTTCTCTGTTGACTTGCTGTGGGCAACCTTGGCTGGATGGCACCTGTGCAGAAGTAAGCGTGCCCTGTTTTCTCAAAAACGACTCCAAGGGCCCCGCGTGGATGATGGACGAAAGCCGAACTGGACTCCGCCGAACGACATGCCCGCCGAGCAGCTTCAAGCCTGCCTCGCGGGCAAGATGTGTGGAGCACGGAAGAAACATTCGTCTCTTGATGGGCATTTATACTGCCGGCAGAAGCCGTCTCCGGGCCAGGTCGGGGGAGTCCCTCATCGATGCAGGCGGCACGGCGGCAACGGGGCCCCTCCACTCGGCAACAAGAACGCCGTCAAGCATGGGATCTACTGCGATGCGCTATTCCCCGGCGAAGAGGCGTATTACGCGGCGGCGGCTGTGGGGGACGTGGAGCACGAGATCCGGATCACCAAGGTACGTCTTCGTCGCGCCTTGTTCGGCGAGCGAAGGCAACAGGAACTGCTTGCCGCCCAGGACCCCGAGCAGCAGAAGCAGGCGATGGTGCTCAATTCTACCGACACGGATTCTGAGCGAGTCGGTGATTCTCTCGCTCGAATCGTTTCGACGAAGGTCATTCGAAAGGCGACCGACTTTCACCGCGTCGTGCATGACCTCGTTACGCAGATTGTCAAGCTCGAAGGTCAGCGGGCCTTGATGTCCGGCGGCAGCAACCTGGACGCCGAGGAGAAGGCCCGTAGGGCGCGGGAGTACTTGGCCAAGATGAACGCGGAGTTGGATTCGGAAGAAGGCGAACCGAAACCGGCATGATGCAACTGACTGACATCCTGACGCGCGACCTCCTGCGGGAGCTGCTTACGCGCACTGATCGGGCTGAGGGGCTCGAAGCGGCGCTGCTGCCGACCGCCGCCCTGGAGCACGAGTTGCTGTCGCGGTTCGATCATGCCGTGTTCATGGGGATGCGAGTTGGCGTTACGCCAGCCGTCAACGAGTATCACCGAAAGTGGAAGGGCAATAGTCACGTCGCCGCCGGCCTGGCCGCGGATGTGCAGACGGCGATCATACACGCGCATGCGCACGACAGCGTGCTCCTGGGCGAAGAGGGGGCGGGCGGATGACGCAAATTCTGACCCAACACGATCTCCGGCAGATCGGGGACGAGACTCGCCGCAACGGGCCTGCCGGCGGCGGGATGCTTCAGGCTACTCTGGAGTCTCAGCGGCTTCTCGCAAGGGGCGAGCCTCCCTGGCGTCCAACCGTCAAGCAGAAGTTGCTCGAGCGGTGCGACAAGCGATTCGTGGTTGTGCCGGCGGGTCGGCGATCGGGCAAGACCAGGATCGCCAAACGCAGGATCATTACGGCCGCTGTCGCGGAGACGCGGTGGGCGGACGCGAAGTTCTTCTGCGCCGCGCCCACGCGAGACCAGGCCAAGAAGATTTATTGGAAGGACCTCAAGCGGATGATCCCGCGAGAGCTTCTGGCCGGCGATCCCAAAGAGGCTGAATTGATCATCCCGCTCTACAACGGAGCGGAGATCCATGTCGTCGGGATGGACAAACCTCAGCGCATCGAGGGCACGCCCTGGAACGGCGGCGTCCTGGATGAGTACGGCAACATGAAGGCGTCGGCGTGGGAGGAGAACGTTCGCCCGGCGCTGACTGATCGTCGCGCATGGTGCTGGTTCATCGGTGTGCCCGAAGGCCGCAACCACTACTTTGATTTGTACACCAAGGCGTCCAGTCCCGATTACGCGGGCGAGTGGACCACGTTCACCTGGACGGCCGCGGAGGTGCTGCCGGCATATCTGGGCGTGCAGGGCGCCGCCGATGAGCTGGCCGCCGCCCAGCGCGACCTGGACCCGTTGACGTTCGATCAGGAGTACAACGCTTCGTTCGTGACGTTCGAGGGGCGGGCATACTACCAGTTCACGATGCGAGTCCATGCGGCGCGGGCATTGCAATACGACCCGCAGCGCGACCTGGTGCTGTGCTTCGACTTCAATCGCTCGCCTGGGGTGGCTGTGGTTGCCCAGGAATTCGAGCAGCCGAAGGTCCAGATTCCCGGGTCGGTCGTCCGCGATTACACGGGCATTGTCGGCGAGGTGTACATCCCCAAGAATTCGACCACGCCGGCGGTGTGCCGCAAGCTGATCGCCGACTGGGGCTCTCATCCGGGGCGCGTGTTGTGCTACGGCGACGCGACCGGCGGGGCCAAGGGCACGGCTAAGGTCGATGGGAGTGACTGGGACATTATCGAGAATATGCTTCGCCCGGTCTTTGGCAACCGTCTGGTCATCGATGTGCCCGCCTCGAATCCTCGCGAGCGTGCCCGCGTCAACGCGGTCAACAGCCGCCTCGAATCCGCCAGCGGCGAGGTCCGCCTGCTGGTCGATCCGGTCAAGGCCAAGATGACGGCGCGGGATCTGGATAGCACAGTGACGCTCAAGGGCGGCTCGGGCGAGATCGACAAGGACGCCGACAGTAGTCTTAGCCATTTATCGGATTCCGTGGGTTATTACATCGAGAGAGAGTTCCCTGTCGGCGGCGGGAGCAGGACCGTCATTCGAACGATGTGAAAGGAGCGCAATGCTTGGAACTGAATTGACAAGCCCAGAACTGCAGTACGGAGCATTTGCGTTGTGCGTGGTGATTCTGGGCCTCTGCGCCTTGATGTATCGAAGCAACCAGCAGGAACGGAAGGATTTTCAGCAAGAAAGAAAGTTGCTCGGCCAGAAGATCGACGCGAAGGAACAACTCTACGTCGATCGCGTTCAGATGAGCGACAGGTTGATGGCCGATCACACGGAAGCGATGAATCGACTATCCGAGGCGCTGGAGGTTCGGCCGTGCCTCGTCGGCGATCGTGTTTTCAGGAAGTCCAAGGATCAGAGTTAATGGCTTCGGTCAAGAAACAACCCATCTACTGGGCCCAAGAAATTGGTGTCCATATGAACCAGCGAGTTGGCAGGCGGGCGTCGCACTTGTGGCTCTGGGCAATTTTGCTTTGCCTGGCCATCGATGCCCCTGCCATGGGTGACATGGTTATCCAGGGTTACGAGCCTCGCCTGCATGACCGTTACTATGTGGGCGACGACCGGGCCTTCGTTGGCCAGCAGTTTGACTGGTCAGGCGTCGGGCGTGGGCAGCCTACTCCAAACCCGCTGTATGAGAATCACAGGCCCTGGGCGACGATGATCTCGGATATGTATTTCGTGTCGGCTGGGCACTGGCATCCGATGTGGGGCACAACTGTCACGTTCCATATGGACAATAACCCTAACGGACCCATCGTGCTGGGCACGGTGGACACCTACGGCTACCTGATTCGGACGCCAGACGGCGCTGGCTGGACCGACCTTTGGATTGGGAAATTCGTTTCGCCGATTCCCGATACCATCGCCAGATATCCGGCCCTGAATCTGCCCTCAAGTTACATAGGGCTGACGCTCTATGCTTCCGGCAAACCCGACGTGGTGGGTAGAAACATAATTGCAGATGTGTACACAGGCACAAAAGGTCCGCTCCTTCGGATGAATTACGAGATTCCGGGCTTGGGCGACGATGAGTGTTTCGTGCAGCCAGGCGATTCCGGCGGGTGCAGTTTCGTCGCTGTCGGGAATCAACTGGCGGTAGTGGGCGGGCACTATTTCTATTCCCCCTCACCCATTGACGGTGAGAGCTGGTCAGCCGATACCTTTGTGCCCGGTTCGCTGGTGCAGATACCGGCGATAGTCGGCCTCCAAACGCTGGCGCCCTTGCCTGGCGATGCAAATCTCAATGGCGTTGTTGACGCCGCCGACTACGCGGTTTGGTTCAATGGCTACGGGAAAACCGGCGGATGGTCAAGCGGCGATCTGGACGGCAACGGAGTCGTGGACGCGGCCGATTATGCCGCATGGTTCAACGCCTACGGCGCGGGCGCTGTCGGTGTCCCCGAACCAAGTGCGTTTCTGCTGTGCCTGGCGGTTGCGGCAGGGAATCTATGGCCGAAACAGAACGACAAGTAGCGCCCGACAGCATCTGTGGGCGATGCGACAGGATGGATTGCCCGCAAAAGTATCGGAACTGGCACGAGTGCGAAGTTGCGATCAATAACGGGTTTCAATGCCCGAAGCGGTTAGAGGAAGAAGCAAAAGGTTCCAATGAGGCGTCAACCTAAATCAAAGGCGGGCGTCTGGCTGCTGCTGGCGGCTGTTGTGCTGGCTGGCGTGCTGGCGCTGGCTATGAGCGGGCAATCGTCGCCGACGCCTCCAGCGGCGGGCACGCCGGTCTGCAAACCGGGATATGTCTGACCCATTATCAAAGCGTTGCGAGGCGCAGCGCCGAAGGAGACATCGAGATGAAACCGTGGCAGGCGTTAGTGCTGGCGATGATGTTGGTGCTCGTTGGCTGCCAGCCAGCCAGCGTTCAAGGCGGCAAGGTCGACGCGTCGCTGGACAAGAGCGTCAAGGCCGACAAGGCCGACAAGACGCAGGTCAGACGCGTCTTCATCCAGGGATCACAGCCATACAACCCCGACGCGGATTACCCCATGCCGGTGGGCTGGTTTGATTGGGAGGCGACGAGCAAATGAGGAATTACATTTACATTTACATCTTCGCGGCTGTCGTCCTGGCGGCAGTCATGGGCTACACTGCGGGCTATTTCACGCATCACGCGCCAGTCACGATCGTGCGGGCCCCGCAGCCCTATCCGCAGATGCACGTCAAGGAGGCGGACGGTTCGACGCTCGATATCGACGTTCTTCCCGGCAGCAAATGGATCGACAAGACATTCCGCGATACTGCCGACAAGTCGATCGTCAATGATCTGCACAAGGCGGCGGCGGATTCGGGCGGCGCCGTTGGCGATACCGTTTCATGGAAGCAGACGATGGCTCCGATGATCGATCTGATGACTGGCCAGGCGCAGGGCGGCGTCGGCGAGGGTATGGCAAAGCTGGCGTCCCATGCTGCGCTCGGCCTAATCATCGCGGGCATCGCAATCTGCCTGATCGGCGTGGCATTGATGTTCACCGGAGTCGGCATCCCGATCTCCGTGGCGTGCTGGGCGCTTGGCGGGTCGATGATCTTTGCCGGCCTGTTCGCGCAATACGCCGCATGGGCCCTGGGGATTGGCGGCCTTGGCGTTCTCGCCGTTGCTGTGTACTTCGTCATCAAGGCGATTCAGGCCAGGAAGATCACAGCGGCCGCGCAGAGTATTGTGCCCACGGGCTTCGGCATGGCTGACGGCCTGAAGGCCGTGGGCGACACGCTGCACAATGTGGTCTTCGGGCTTCATGCGGCTCCCGCCGAAGCAAAGGACGCCGTGCTGTCGTCCATCGACACGATGGCTGCCGGCGACAAGGGCGTGACCGCGGCGACGGTTGCGGACTACAAGGCGAACCCTTGAGAATGGACGAACAGTCTCCCATACAGACGTCACTGAGAATTTGCAGAAAGGAAAGTGCAGCATGAAATACACGATCGAGGTGCTCGAACGAAGCGCATGGCTGGGATTCCGCCGCCGCTGGTGGTCGCGAATCAAGCATGCCAACGGGAATGTGCTCTGGACCAGCCAGATGTACACCAGCAAGCGGGCCCGCGATGACACGGTTCGCGAGCTGGCCGCGGAGACTGATTGGCCGGTCGAATCGGTCAGCAACTAAAGACATGGGAATTTAGGTAATGCGCACGATCATCATCAGCGATCTGCACCTGGGCTCGAAGGTCTCGAAGACCGTCGCGATTCTGTTGTTCCTTGAGCAGCTCCAGTGCGATCTACTGATCGTCGCCGGCGACCTGTTTGACAGTTGGAGCCTGGGGAACCTCGATGAGGCGTGCTGCCGAATCATCGACAACCTTCGGAATCGCAAGGCGGTGATCCTTCGCGGCAACCACGGCGGCGGGATCGTCGCCGACCTACTGGGCAACGACGTTGACTGTGAGTTTACGTCCGCCAACAAGACGATCTATGTCACCCACGGCAATCAGTGGGATGACACGCTCGACAAGTGGTACTGCCCGATCGCGTCGGCCGTCTACTGGCTGGCCCAGGAGATCGACAACTTACTGCATACGCGAATCGCCACGATGCTCAAGAATTGGTCCAAGCGAATGACCAACACCTACGCGAAGGTCGAGGCCGGGGCGAAGCTGGCGGCTCGGTTGCACGACGCGGATTACGTCGTCTGCGGGCACACGCACATGGCGACGATGGACGGACCTTACCTCAACTGCGGCTCGTGGACCGAAGAGTGCGCGTATGTCTGCGTGGAAGACGGCGAAATCAGGTTGGATCGGTATCAGGAGAGTTCGACATGAAAGAGACAATTGCCGGCAGCGCGGTTTTGAGACTCACGAACAAGGGCCACGTGCAGATCGTGGATGATCTGGCCGTCTACAAGGACGGCATCGATCACGACGACCGCCTCGACAAGAGCGCGCCCAACACCGTCAACAAGGCGCTGAGCTTTGGCGTGCGCCCGGGCAGGTACTTCAACGGCACCTCCGTGGTGGCATATCGAACCGCGGAGGACGGTTCGTCCAATGGTTCGTCAGGCGCCACTGGGTCACCAAATCACACACTTACCGACAATGCCTCCAACTTCATCTACCTGATTCTTGCTACGGACCTCATTGGGATTAGCACATCAGCATTCCCCGACCAGGCCACCACGCCGCACGTGCCCCTGGCGATCATCACGACGAAGGACGGGACCTACTCGGCTGACGACATCGATGACTATAGGGGTGCGGCCCTATGGAGTGCGCCTGGCGGTGGCGGGAGCGGCGGACCGCCCGCCGCCGGCTCGCTCGCCTGGGCGCAACTCTCGCCCGCGCTCAAGGGCATAATATCCCCGCCGGCCATGATCCTGAAGCTTTCGGCAACGGCCGCCGGCTGGCTGGCGCTGACCGTCGAAAACGGCGTCTGGGACGAGAGCGAACTGACGCTTACCTGCACCGGGGCCTTTACGGATTACACCTATGCCGAAGGCGACATCATCTTCATCGCCGGCGGCGCCGGCGTCATACCCGGCGGCTACGTTGTCGCCAGCAGGGACTCAGCCAACCAGTTAACGCTGGCTTCTTCGATCACGGGTGGCGCGGATTCCGCCGACGTGTCGGCCACGGGCGTCGGTCAACCGGCCATCGCCTACCACTTTAACGCCTGGCTGGAATCGGTTGACGGCGACGTGGTGCCCAAGCAGGTGCCCTTATTGGTGACAACGCTTACCGATAGCGTGCTGACGATGGATGGCGCGTCCGAGAGGATCGTGCTCTTTGGCTCAGACGCCATCGCCAACACTTACCTGGCATTCGGCGAGTCACCCGCCGGTGAGACCCCCTGGCACTTGATGCTTCTGCTGACCCAGGATATCGGCAGCGATGCCCGCTTTATCGTCAATACGTTCCTGGGCGACTCGATCGACGTAACCATTCCGTACGCACAATAGGAGCGACTCTATGACACGTTTAGGAGTACGCCCGTTGCCGGTGTTGGAGCCGGTGGATGCGATCGCCCAGGCAAATGCCAACTTGCGGTTGCAGGAGCAAGAGCGTATCTGCCCGCAGGGACTCGAAGACCTGATAACCACCCTGGCCGTGCCGACGGGGAACCTCCCGGCCCGCCTGCAAACGTGCCTGGCGGTAAAGCAAACGGCGAGAACGGCGATAGCCGCAATCCAGCAACGGGCGCAACTGGCGAAGTGACGAAGCAACGTAGTGAGACGAAATGGCCGAATCACAGAATAACGTTAATACGCCGTGCCTGGCCTGGACGAAGATGTCCGCCAAGTGGGATCTGCTGCACGATCTGCTTGGCGGCACCCAGGCCATGCGCGTCGCCGGCATCAAGTGGCTGCCCAAGGAGCAGGACGAACTTGAGCTTAACTATGCCGCCAGGCTGGCGCGTTCGGTCCTCTTCGGTGCCTATTCCGATACGATTGAGAAACTGGCGGCCAAGCCGCTCAGTGAGCCGATCACCATCCAAGGCGAGCCGTCCGACAGGATCAAGCAGATCGTCACCGACGTCGACGGCAGCGGCTACTCGCTCCAGCAATTTGCAAAGGACGCCTTCCGCTCGGCTGCGATCTATGGACTGGCGCATGTCTTGGTGGATTACCCGAAGAGCGCGCCCGGCGTGGACCTGGGCACGGAGCGACAGCTCGCCCTCCAGCCGAAGTTCGTCCTGGTCGAGCCGCCCAATCTCATCGGATGGGAAGTTCAGCCAGGCTCGACGCCGAAATTATCTTCCGTCCGCATTCACGAGACGACAATCATCGCTGATGGCGCGTATGGACAGAAAGTCGTCAACCGCATCCGCGTCTACAGTAGCTCGACGTGGGAACTGTGGGAGCAGACCAAGGACAACTGGATAAAGATTGAAGAGGGACCACACTCATATCCGGGCGTCCCGCTGCGGACCTGTTATTTCCTGCGACGCGGCTTCATGGTCGGCGATCCGCCATTAGAAGATCTCGCCTGGCTGAACTTGGCGCACTGGCAGAGTTCCAGCGATCAGCGGAACATACTTCGATTCGCGCGTGCAGCCTTGCTCTTCGGCAAAGGGCTCAAGCGTAGCGACGTCGACAAGGGCATTACGATCGGGGGCAATCTTTCCTTCCTGACCGAGAACGACAATGCGGAGTTGAAGTACGTCGAGCATTCCGGCAAGGCGATCGAGGCCGGCGCCGCCGATGTCAAGCAGATCGAGGAGCGGATGGAAGTGCTCGGCATGCAGCCGATGATCCGCCAGTCCGGCGATGTGAAGGCCACCGGGCAGGCCATCAATGAAAGCAAGGTGCAGTCTGAAATCCAGGCATGGATTCACAATCTGGAGGGGGCCTTGCTAGATTGCTTCACCACAGCAGCCCAGTGGATCGGCGAGACGCTGCCCGACAAGTTCAAGATCGACATCTACAACGAGTTCACGCTCCTGGACGGCTCGACGGCGGATAACGATCAACTCCTCAAGGCTCGCGTCGCCGGCGAGATCAGCCGCAAGACGTACTTGAATGAAATCAAACGGCGGGGCCTGTTGTCGGAAAACCTCGATGTCGCGCAGGAGATCGAGGACGTGAATGAAGAAGGTCCGGCACTGGCCGGCATTGGGAGCGGCGCCGGCGACAACGGAGGGCAGCAGTAGCGGATTATGGTTACGACGGCCAAAAACAATTCGAGGCCGACAGTCAACGTGATGCTGGCGCGTCGCGCGGTGGCCCACGCCGTGCGCCTCGAGCAGCTCAAGACGGGCGAGGTCCGGGCCGCGATGACGCTGCTGAACCGCCGCGTCCTGCCCGATCTGGCCATCCAGATCAACGAGCGGCTCAGCCGGATCGCCCT